AGACCTCAGCCATTTAACAACTGCTGAAGCTAAAGAGTTTACTATTCTTTTAGAAGAATTAGAAAAACGTGAACACCAAATAAAATCAACAAGTAGTTTCATTGATTTTGTAACAGCGATTTGGTCAGAGTTTATATCTGGCGAACACCATGCAAAAATGGCAAAAGCCTTCGATGATATAGCTAGTGGTAAATTAAAACGTTTAATAATTAATATGCCACCTAGACATACTAAATCAGAATTTGCGTCACATTTATTCCCTGCGTATCTATTAGGAAAAAACCCAAAACTAAAAATTATAGAAGCTACCCACACTGCCGACCTTGCAATTAATTTTGGTAGAAAAGTTAGGGATTTAATAGATAGCGAAGAATATAATCAGCTTTTTCCTGAAACAGAACTAAAAGCAGATAGTAGAAGTGCTGGTAAATGGTTAACAAATAAAGGCGGTGAATACTATGCTGCTGGTACGGGGGGTGCTTTAGCGGGTAGAGGTGCTGATTTGTTTATTATTGACGACCCACATTCGGAACAAGACGCTATGTCTGATAAAGCATTAGACGAAGCTTACGAATGGTTTATGACTGGACCACGTCAAAGGTTACAACCTGGAGGTGCAATTGTTATTGTTATGACACGTTGGTCTAAAAAAGATTTAACAGGGCGTTTAATTAAGAAAATGGCACAAGAAAAAGGTGCCGACCAGTGGGAAGTTATTGAGTTTCCTGCTATTTTACCTAGTGGTAATCCCCTTTGGGCTAATTTTTGGTCAAAAGATGAGTTAGAAAGTATAAAAGCCTCTGTTAGTCCATCAAAATGGGCGGCACAATACATGCAAAGACCTACAGGTGAAGGTATTTCTATCATTCCTAAAGACTGGTTTATGGTTTGGGACCAAGAAAAACCACCAACATGCGATTATTTAATACAAAGTTATGATACAGCGTTCTTAAAAAGCGAAAGAGCTGACTTTACTGCTATAACTACATGGGGTGTTTTCTATCCTGAGGGTAAAATCGGCGATGAAATGTATGATGGCGACGAAGCACACCTAATTTTAATAGATTGTGTTAAAGAAAGATTCGATTTTCCTGAATTAAAACAAGAAGCTATGCGATTATACGAATATTGGGCTCCAGATAATGTAATTATTGAAGCAAAAGGGTCAGGATTACCACTTATACAAGAATTAAGGCGTATAGGTATACCTGTAAACACTTTTAGTCCAGGAAAAGGGCAAGATAAGATAGCAAGATTAAATTCTGTGTCGCCAATTTTTCAAGATGGACGAGTTTGGGTACCAGATAACCGTTTTGGTGAAGAACTTATGGAAGAAGTTAGTGATTTTCCTGGTGGTGAAAATGATGACCTCGTTGACGCAACAACTTTAGCGTTAGCACGCTTCAGAGCGGGTGGATTTTTACAACTTTCGACTGATATGGACGATGAGCCAAGTTACTTTCCAACGCAAAGGGTTTATTATTAGTAAAAATAGGACTATGATACGAAAATATGGCTATAGAAAAACAAGCAATACCACAACCTATACAACCTGACCAAGAAGTCGAGCTAGAATTAGTTCCAGATGAAAATATTGACGATTTAGAAGTAACTATTAATGCTGATGGTAGTGTTGTAATAGGTCAAGAAGAAAATGAACAATTAACAGGTAAGTTTGGTGAAAATTTAGCCGAAGTAATTGACGAAAATGATTTAAATAGTTTAGCACAAGAATTAATTCAAAGTTTTGAACAAGATTTAGATTCTCGTAACGACTGGTTTCAAACTTATAGCGAAGGTTTAGATTTATTAGGTATAAATAGCGATAATCGAACAGAACCATTTATAGGTGCGTCAGGGGTACACCACCCAATACTAGCAGAAGCAGTAACTCAGTTTCAAGCACAAGCATATAAAGAATTATTACCAGGAGGTGGACCTGTAGATACTGAAATTTTAGGCGTAACTGATAATTTAAAATTAGAAAAAGCAAATAGAGTCAAAAACTTTATGAATTATCAAATTACTTACAAAATGGAAGAATATGACCCAGAGATGGACCAATTATTATTTTATTTACCCTTATCTGGTTCTGCTTTTAAAAAAGTTTATTATGACCCAGCAGTTGGAAGAGCTGTAGCTAGATTTGTAAAATCGGAAGATTTAGTCGTTCCTTACTACGCAGTTGATTTACTTACATCTCCAAGAATAACACATGTAATACATATGTCTCCAAATGACCTGAAAAAACTACAAATATCAGGTTTTTATAAAGATATGGATATGATGGACCCTGAAGGTGGTTACGATAACACCGATATAGATTCTAAAATAGATGAATTACAAGGATTAAGTAGAACAGCAAACGATGAAGAATATACAATTCTAGAAATACACGTAAATCTAGATTTAGAAGGTTTTAAAGATACAGATAACAACGGTGAAGAAACAGGATTAGCTTTACCTTACATAGTGACTATTTGTAAAGATAACAGTAAAGTTTTAGCTATTAGACCTAACTACGATGAGAAAGACCCAATGCGTAAAAAGATAGAATATTTTACACATTATAAATTTCTTCCAGGATTAGGTTTTTATGGTTTTGGTTTAATACATATGATGGGTGGTTTGACTAAATCGGTTACTGCTATTCTTAGACAACTTATAGACGCAGGAACATTAAGTAATTTACCCGCAGGTTTCAAATCTAGAGGATTAAATATTCAAAGACATGATGACCCTTTACAACCTGGAGAGTGGAGAGATGTTGACGCTCCTGGTGGTAGGTTACAAGACGCATTTTTACCTTTACCTTATAAAGAACCAAGCGGAACATTGAATGCTTTATTAGGTGGGCTAGTTGACGCAGGTAAAAGATTTGCGGCTACTGTAGAAAATCCAACAGGCGATGGTAATAGTGAAGCACCCGTTGGAACAACTGTAGCTTTATTAGAAAAAGGTCAACGTATTATGTCTGCTATACATAAACGTTTACATTACGCACAACGTAACGAATTTAAAATATTAAAAAGAGTATTTGGAGAGTTTTTACCGCAAGAATATCCTTATCAAGTACAAGGTGATAATCAAAGTGTTTTTAAAACAGATTTTGACAATAGTGTTGATGTAATACCTGTTAGTGACCCAAATATTTTTAGTATGACACAAAGAATAACTTTAGCTCAAACACAGTTACAAATGGCACAATCAGCACCAGATATTCATGATTTAAAAGAAGCTTATAGAAAAATGTATATAGCTTTAAATGTAAAAGATATTGATGCTTTACTGCCACCTGATGAAGATATTCCTCCTAGAGACCCAATATCAGAACAACAAGCAGCAATGAAAGGTGAACCCATAAAAGTTTATGATTTTCAAAATCAAGAAGCATATATTGCAGCACATAGTGCATTTTTACAAAATCCTATGATGCAACAAAACCCTATTGCTTTACAAAGTATAGGTGCTAATATTCAAGAAAGACAGGCAATACTTTACAGAGTTCAAATAGAACAAGCTCTTGGACAACCTCTACCAGCTATGGAAGATGGACAAATGCCACCAGAAGTTATGAATGAAATTGCAGTAGCTGCAGCAACTGCAACACAACAAGTAACAGGTCAGGCACAAGCTATGGCACAAGCACAGGCAATAGCACAACAAAATCCACAAGTAGAAATGTTCCAGCAACAACTACAATTAGAAAAAGAACAACTTGCACAAAAAGAACAAGAAGATTTACGTGATAAAGATATAGAAATGATGCGTATAGAAGCACAAAGAGAAGCTACACAAACTAGAGCTGCTATAGATTTAGAAGAATTACAAGCTAAAACACAAAACGATGAAATTAAAAATTTAAATGAAGTTTTAAAAACCGTTCGTGAAACACGAACAAATCAAGGAGAAGAAAATGAGTAATTTTAATAAAGCTGATTATCCATCTCCGAAATCACAAGGTACAAAACAGAAAATGTCCGTGCCTTCGATGGAGGACACAACTAAGTCTGAAGTTGTGAAAGCAGGTGAACTTAATATGGATTCTGATGGCAAAGTTGTCGGTAAAGAATCAAAAGTAAAAGCTGCTTATGGTCAGACAAAAGGCTTACTTTGGTATAATTATATTAAATAGTGGACCATATAAGACTTATGGAGCATTTGCTCCAAAAATATCGTGAAAGAATAGAATCTCTCACGCAAACGCTTGCTTCTGGAAGTATTGAAAATTTTGAACAATACCAACGGATAGTAGGCGAAATAAACGGTTTGAGTTTTGCAGAACAAGAAATTCAAACAATTCATTCTAATATGGAGGATGCACAATGAATAACAAGGTTATTCCAAGTCGGGTAGATAATTTTGGTAGTGATAAGTTAAAAGAAGAAATATCTGAAAACGAAATTAC